CGATTATTCTAAATAGTCTAAAGAAAAACTAACGATAAGGGGGCTAATGCCTTACCTCGAGATGTTCAATGTTAGTTTAACATCTGTAGCGATTAAACCACAGGAAGAGTAACCTAAAACTTATTACACTTACTGTCTTCTACACTAGGGGCCTAGCCATAGGAATTAACCATTTTCATGCTAGGGCGACTCCTTTCCCGATGGAGCCTCATAGAAGCACGGCAGTAAATGTTCTAACTATTATTAGACTATTATTTACTCTCCAAAATTACGCTTATCTAGCGTTGCCCACGTTTCAGCCTTAAACTCTAACTTATTTCTAACACATGCTCTTCTAATCTTATCTATGTGCTGTTTATAATAAGCTGGTCCATGCCCAAACGCCAACTCACACGATGCTCGTACAACTTCTTCAGTTGCTGCTTTAAGGTTCGGTTGTTTATGACACCAATTCAAACATTCCGTTACAGACCGCTCTTCAATCGGTGCAAGAAACAATCCTCGCCGTGTAGGATGTTCTCTAAAAGTACGCTTCAGAAACGTCGCATCGTGCAAACGACGGAACTTAACTACTTCTCCTGTTTTAGTTATATCAGTAAGAGTAATCCCATGTGCTTTTAAACAATTACTGATTGATTCACAATTAAACCAATCAATAAAGTCATTATGCACAGACATAATTAAGTCATCACCATATGTAACAAGCCGACACTTATCATTAAAATCTTCTAATGTATACTTTAACTTAAGTTTATCTACTATTTCCAAAAATGCTAACTTAACATAATATTTATTTGCCTCACTATTTAATTCTGCTGTTATTGGTGAACCTGAGGCAATACCATTCACCGTTTGATATACAAGATTTTCACACAAATGTATAGGATTTAAAATTTCATTTTCCAATAAACTCCGCAGGTGTAAAATATGATCTTCCTTAGCTCCATTAATTTCATGCCAATACAAAATATCTTCTATAATATGCACCACAACTTGACTAGATAAAGTTGGCCCAAAATTTGAATAATCTCCTACTACTATATTATTCCCTACTTCTAAAAGATATTGTGCTAAATATGTCCATTCTACACTATCTGGATTGATCCCTATACCATGCTGTCCATATATAGTAGCACTACGGTAAGCACTTAAAAATAATCCCATATATCTTCTTATATCTAATGTAGTTTGTATCGGAGCGATACTAAAAATGCGCGTCTTACCAGGTATCTTACACTTATCAGGCGGCAATCTATAATCTTTAAGGCAATCTATATATATAGGAGGCATACACTTACCTAACTTACGCATTTCATGTCGGACTGTCATCAACGTATTCAATCTTGGATCTATCCCATGTAAATCATATCCTTCTTCTCCCAACTCTAAATCAAATAAATACTTCTTTGATGACTCGCCGATAGGACGAAGTGAACTTAAAGGATAACCTTCTGATGAATTCCAATTTAAAGCTTCACAATGCGGAATAGCTACACTACCACACACAGCTTCTTGCATTGTTAACTCACGCATTTGCAATAATGGATTTTTACACTTATTTAATAAAACGGAACGTTGATCATTAGACACCTCGTCCAAATATTTCTGTTCAAACGGAATACTATATCCAGAACCATGCTTAGCACATCCATCCCGTAATGGATGAGATCCTTCAGGTTGTCTAGGATCATTCGGTCTTAAAGGATTAGGCTCCGTCAAAACTTCGTATATTTTACCATGTAACAATGATGGAACAATTTTAGATTTACCACTCTCATGATGTGCAAAATCTTTAGTTACAGTGCCTAATAACAACAAATTACTATCTAAATCTACAGTTGCCTTATCCAAAGAATCAAACTCTGGTAATATATATTTTGGTGCTTCCTTTAATTCTGGCGCTATCATTTCTCTACACAACGGTTCAGCCAATCCTCCACCACGACATCCTGCTACATGTATGCCAATAATTCCCGGATTACCTCTGCAACATCCTGGTGCAACCAAAACTGATCCACACATACCACTACCACGCACAGGATATCTAAACGAGACATCCATCTCTATTCTGGAAACAAACTCAGCACCAGCAATAGGCATAAATGATTGAAATTCTAACGGCATACCATAAGCATGTTGCTTTCCTTTAACTATATCCCAATTATATAGAGTAGCAGTAGCACCAACATTATTAAACTCTTTAAGAGATACTATAGAATTTGTAATATCTTTAAACTGAGGACAAAACTTTGGTAATTCTAAAATTCCATAATTACTCCTATTTTCAACTCCTGCTACTTTTATCCATCGAATATTCTGGAGATGATCTCTTGTTAAAAATACATTACACTCTTTTCCACTCATATTATATTGTAAAATAAAATTAGCTTCAGAATGTCCCATAAACTCCTCTATATAATGACGAATAACTAATACCTTACGCTCTCGCAATGCTAAACACTTACCATTCTTTTCAATCCATTCACCAGATGGCAGTACTTTACGCATAATAAGCCAGCAAGTATTATTTTCAATCTTTCTTCTACTATCGCTCCAGGATCTATCGCACCCTCTCTAGCAGCTGGCATTGGTGGAGCTTTAGCAGCCTTACTCTTATCAATATTATAATAATTAGATCCTTCTGATGATGCAGATTCCTCAGACGAAAATACTTTAGATATTCCTTGTGCTACTAACGATCCAACTGCAGCACGCGCAGCACCGTGCACTGCTGCACCAGCCAATTTAGCATCTGTTGGTGTTGTTGTACCTGTATATATTCTATATATGCTATATAAACTTACTAACAAAGCTATAATTTTTCCAAAATGTTCATAAAGAAACGTTAATACCATCCCTACAAATGGTAACGCAACAAACCTCCACCAATCTTTCGCAAATTCATAAGCTTTAATTAAAAAGTTCTCGGTCATATTAACATTTCTTCTATACTCTACACTAGTAAAAGGATTATAAGGACTATTCTCTACAAATCCATGATCTGCGTTCCAAATAACTTTCATAGCGCGCAAATATATAGGATTAGCAAGAAAGAAAGAGTTTTCACACACACACTTACTATCAAACTTAGCTGGAAGACGTAAAGCATTAGTATATGTAATTATATCATATCTAGGACTATATTCTAACTTACGCGTATCATATATATGTGCCACCCAAAATTTACAATGCTCACACCAACGCTTAGGTCGAGCCTCAACTATACTATCCATCAGACGCAATAAACAACTAACTAACATTAATTCATCAATACTAGCAAATACACCTCTATCTACAAATTGATACACTTCATCAAATGCTTCAAAATCACCTGATTTTAATTTTTCTCTATGTTCATTAGATAAATTTATAAATTTCGATGGTAAACTTTGTTCTATAAGCGTCTCTAATTCCGAAGATGCAACAGTTTCCCAAAGCGTTTGTGCCACATGGAAAATTTGAGTCTCCCTAAATTTCCAATAAACAAAAGAACGAATAGCCTCAGTTCCAGTTAAATTCCGCCAATCTGGGATAAATGTATGCTCATAAGGGCTACACGAAGTGTTACCTAAACCCCAACCACATTGTTTTAAAGCTTTTGTCCAAGAATCTGGAAACATAG